AATTTCCAGAATTATCTACATTAAATTTACTTGTACCACCAACTTGTTGGTCAATAAGATAAACTTTATCCCAACCACCTACATTAGTTTCAGTTAAATTAGTTTTTATCATTCTATATTCTTGAGTTCCTAAAGAACCTGCAGACACATTTAAAATTTGTGTAGCACTTATTAATTTATCATCACTAGCAGCAGATGTTAATGTAGGTCCTGTTACAACGTGACCTCTAGTTTGTAATGTAGAACTTCCTAATGCTGAAGGTGTTACAGCTCTACTTGAATCTGTCCCTGTTGTCACTTCATCTGATGTTGCTAATTCTACTACTCCCTTATTAGTTGTAGAAGCATCTTCCCCTGCTATGCTAACTGTAGTTCCACTAACACTAGTATCTATTCCTTCTCCTCCTGCAATAGTAAAATCTGCACTACCAGCAGTATCTGAAGCAACATTGCTATCATCAGCAGTTAAAGTAACACCTGTAATATCTCCTGCATTAGCAGTAGCACCACTTGCAATACCATCTAATTTTGTTTTGTCCCCATTAACAAACGCACCTTCACTTGGTGGTTGTTGAGCAGAATCAGCTTTAGAGCCTTGTGCTGCAGTTGCATAGTCAGAAGAATCAAAAGATTTTACTTGAGATAAATTTGTTACTTCGCTATCCATTAATGCACCTGCAGCAGTAACATTAGTTGCATCTGTAACATCAGCTCCATCTTCTACGTTAATCATAGTTCTTAAACTAGCAGGACTTATTTCTTCAATTTCACCTGCTCCTGCTGAATCTCTTCCAAGAATCCTATCAGTAGCAGTTACATTTTGTATTTTTGCATATGTTACTTGATCATCTTTTATATTTACTTTATCTGCATCTGTAATTTGTATAACATCATTACCAGGATCTATATAATAAAGATTATCATTAACTATTTTTATATCTCTTAAATCATGTATATTTCTAAGATGTTTAGGTTTTTTTCTTGAACCTCTTGAATTAGGGGAGTTGCTTTGATTCTCAATGATTAAATTAGCATACATCCATTTATTTTTATTTTTAATATATAGTCTAGGGCCAGTTGATAATGTAGCTAAATGCATAGATCCATTGTCACCATCATTTGGAGAAGGTTTTCTTTCTGAAATAGTAACCTTAGATTGTTTTACATTGTTTAATATTTTATATATTTCATTTGCTTTATTTGACATTTTTAGCTCTATAAATAATATTAATATCATTAACAACAAAACTAGAACCTACTTCTACATCAAAATCAATTCCTTGTCCTACTGATGGATCTTCAGTATATGTTATTTCAGGCCCTGTCTCCATATCCTGTAAATTAAAAATCATCTCATTTAAATTCTTACCTGATGAAACAATAAGTATTTGAATTGATTTACAATTATTTAAATGATTATTTGGATCATTAAAAACAATTTCTGCAGTAGCTTCTGAATTTTTTTGTATAGATGACATAACTGAACGACATCTTGAAAAACTTTCACATTTACCAACAGGTATATTTTCATGAATTTGTTGATCTAATCCAATACCACCATTAAATAAACCATAATTTTTACATTTATTTAAATCAGGAAATAAAATAAATTTCCCATCACTTGTTGTGCAATATATAGCTACTCTAGCAGCAGGAAGCCCTTCACATGTATAACTAATTAATAATTTATAGATTTTTTTATTTCTTGCTGGTTCTTGAAAATCTATGTCTTTTGTTAATATTGTAAAATATTTAGAACCTTTAGGTCGTCTATCCCAAAGTTGTATATTAGATAAAACAAAATTATTCATTTGATCATTAACCGTAGAAGTGCTTGCTAAAGCGGTATTACTTATTAAATCATAATAAAATCTATTAAATTTTGTAGGAGCATCACCGTATTGTTGTGATTGCAGTCTTCCATCTCCATATTGTTTACTTACTTCTAATATCAACGCAGTAATTATACTTTTAATTCTATAATTGCCATCAAAATAATTATTAATAGGCAGCCTATTATAATTTTGTATTTCATCTCTTTTATTATAAAACAAAGTTTTCCAAGGCAAAGGTGTATTTTCAGAACTACCATTTTTAATAAATACTACAGTTGTATTATCTACAATATTATTTATTCTATTTATAGCTGACATAATTTCTTGTGTAACAATAATGCCAGAACTATTTTTTATAACCATATCTTCTGTTTCTACACCAGTTCCAACATCAGTTCTTTTTATTAATTTAAATTGATTAGGATAATTTACGCCTGCTGGATCTTCTATTAAATCATCATCTAAGTCAGCTATTGTATCTGGATCATCAATTATATCTACATCAGGATCTCTTGTCATAGAAGCAGGGTTAGGAGGTGGTTGTGCTCCATTATCAAACAATACAAAAGGGTCTTTAGAAGCTACTTGCCAATATCCTTGCATTCCTGTAATTAAATATAAATCATTATCAAACCCTGCTGCTCGTGTAGTAAAATAAATTCCATCTTGTTCTATATGTATTATATCAAATTTATCTAAATGTGCAGCTCTAGTACCTGCTGTTTGAGTAGTAAATAAAGTTATCATATTTGATTTATTTTCATTAGTCAAAAATGACAATCTATTAAATTGTAATTCTGCAGCTATTACATCAGCAGAGGTTAAACCTGTATTACGAATATTAATTATTTTTCCTGGTTCAAAATAAGCATTATCTAAAAATGAAAATGAATTGCCATTTTGATCAACTGGATTACTATTACTTAAATTTATTAAATGTTTTTCTCCATGAGCAACAGTAGCTTTTGCAAAACGTAATCCATTTACAGTTGATTGTATTGCTTGATTACTTTCATTAAATACTGAAAAAAGTAATTTACCTTCTTTATCATTTGCAAAATTTGAAACTTTACCAATTAAAGGAAATGCATCTTTATATCTTACCCAAGCTTCATTATCTAAATGATAACTATATCCTTCTAAATCATTATCTAATAATATTTGTAAAATAACTGTTCTTTCTATAATATCATATCCAACTATAATATCTGAGTTATTTTCAAATAAATCTAAAAAGAACATGTCTTTTAGTTTACCTTTTGAAATATCAATAATTTGTTCACCATTCCATAAAAATGCCCCATACTTGTTAACCCAAAACATTTCTTTATCTGTTCTTACAACATGATAAGGTTTAGTTACTCCTTTAAACTTAAATCTTTTAAATTCTTGAGCAGCCTGTTGAGAATACGTGTTAAATATAGTTAATGAATTTTCTTTGAATATAAATAAATAATCATCTAAAGAATCTAAATGCGTTATTTCATCACCATCATCTTCACTGCTTTTAAATAAAAATCTTGTATCAAATATATCATCCCCATTATTACCTGCTATAATTTGATCTCCGTATTTTTTGCCACCTGATAACTGTTCAAATGATGCACCTGGTACTTCAGCAACACTTTCATTAAATTTTACAGGATAATATAAATTGCCTACATACCTTATACCATTTACTACTGTTGAACATTTATATAAAACATTGCTATTTTCAATACCACTATAATCACCAGTATCAGGAGGAGTTTCAAATTTAAAAGCATTGCCTGATTTGGCTATATTAACTAAATCTAAATGATGAGATACATTTAATGTATCATTGTCATCACTTTTAGAAGATATTCTATAATGAGATGTAGTATCTGTACTCCCGTATCTAACTGGACACCAAGGAGCATATAATCCTTCTGATTTTTTTATACCACCATTTTCATCAAACCACGCAGTTAACAATGCATACTTTTGACTATCATTATCTTCATTAGAAGAGTAATATATTTTACACCCTGTTACTCTAGGATTAATGTATAATTCTTTTTTTATTTCTTTGGTTGTTCCAGTATATGCACTTGCTTGAGTATTGTTTATAGGAGCATCTTCTCTAGCTTGAAAATCTTTATTTTGTCCAGTCCACTTTACTGATAAATAACAATATAAATTTGAATCTTTATTTAAAACATTAGAGTTTATAGGTGTTATATCTGTTAGGATTGATTCTTGAGCATAAGTAGTACCTGGTTCTTCATCATAAATTAATGATGCATAAAATCTATATTTAAATCCTTTTCTCCATGGTATAACCTCTTCATCAGTTTCTTCTTGAAATTCGTATCCAAATTGTATACCATCAAATTCTTGAGACCAATTATTTATTCCATCTGTTGCAAGACCCCATCCATGTGTTGTATCAGAATCTACTCCACCTAAACTTTGAAAATCAGCTGCTGGTTCTCCTGGTGTAGTATCAGCATAAATTTCATCTGCACCATCAGATTCAGAAAAATCTAATCCTATAACTTGACAATTGTAATCTTTATGACTTAATTCAAAATTGTTTAATGATGGATAGTATCCATAGTTAAAAGGACTATATACCTCACCATTTGTATTTGCCCTATAGACTAAACGAACAACATCATTATCTGAATGAGCTGTTGCAGTAGCTCCATACACACCTCTAACTACAGTTAATTCATTTGTAGAAATACTTGTAACACTTATAAGTTCACTATTAATAAGTATTATATCTCCTGGTGAAAAAGTGCTACCACTATCAACATCTAAAGTTGTATCAGTATTATCACTATGATTTCCAGATAAAGGACTACTTAATGTTTGATCTTGCCATCTAGTATCATTTATTCTATTAAATAATTCTGATTGTACAGATGTAGGTGGTTTACATTCTGCATGTGTATATAACCAAGCATTTTCTACATTCCATGCAGGTGTATTACTAGAGTCATAATTAACATTATCTTTACCAATAAACTTTGTACCTTTAACTACACCAAACCATTTATTAGTCATACCAAATTGTTTAAAGTTAGAATCCCATATTCTAAGTGCATTATTAGCCATTTCAAACTTAGGCCTAACTGGTGCTTTAATATAATTTTCATCTTCATATAAAGGTAAAGCTTCAGTCATTGGTGTCCATTTTTCACTTTCGCTTTCTCTTAATAATATACCAGCTTTTTTACCACTAGAAGTATTTACAGGATCATATAGCTTAGCTAAAATATCTACAGATCTTTCACTCCCTAAATTAGAGTTAACATTTCTTGCTATTGTATCTGATCCATGCAAATACATTCCACCTTTTAAACCATCATCATCAATAATATCGTAATCACTTCTAAATGAAAATAAACCATATCCTGATTCTTTTATTTCTATGCTATCAACTTCTTCAAAATAATTAACAGCACCACCAGATAAAGATACTCTTCCAATAGAGTTAATATTAGAATCTTGAACAATTACAGCTTGATTGTCTTCTATATCTCTAGACTCTCTATTTTCATTTATACCACCTTCAAACCTATCTATTTTTAATGAAGCTTTTGGCATTATTTTAATATAGCTTTTTTAATTACTTCTTCTACAGAATCATAAATAGCTGTTAGTATTTTTTCTTCTGTTTTTTCTGATATGATTGGTATATCAACATTTTCATTTAATTCTTTAACAATCTTTTCTTTCATTTCATCATTAAAGATGTAATCTACTATCATGTGTTTTATATCCATTTTCTTCTTCCTTATTTTATTATTAACAGTTCCACTTACGTAATGCTTTATTTATCCTGCTATTAGGATCTCTTCTTTTTTTAGCACCTGTAAGTCTTTTTTTCATACCAGACATTCTAGCACAAAATGATTTACGTCTATTGGCAGCTTTGCTACCTTTCTTTAATTTTGAAGGTTTAGTAGTAACAGCCATCTTTAATTTAGAACCAGGATTAGCAGCTCTATATGATGCTATACCTTTTCTATTTAATCCACCTGATTTACTTTTACCTGCTTTTCTTTGCCATGCTGGAGATTTAGCCATTATGCATTCCTCACTTTCCTAGCAACATCTTTTGAATATTTTGCTTTTACTCTACCACCTCTACTAGCTGCACGTTTTTTTCTATTCTCTGCAGCTTTTTGACCAGGAGTTAAACTAGCTCTGACTGATTGGGGTAAATATCTACCTCTTTCAGATTTAGGTTTTTTTTCGTCACCTTTAGAAACATAACCCCATTTTTGTCCTGTCCATTTTTTTAAAGATTCTTGTGATTTTTTTAAAGCCATTAATTTGTATAGCCTCCACCCTTTTTCTTATAAGTTCTAGCAAGTAGTTGTGCTTTACGAGCACTCCAAACTCCTGGAGGTCCACCTTTAGAACCTGATTTAATTCTTTGAAACATTCTTTTTCTCATTGTAGGTTTAGTGTAATTACCTGCTTTATTTACTGTACTTTTAGCCATCTATACCTCTTTTACATTTTTTTTACATTTATTACAAGTTATAAAATCTCTTTCAGGATGAGCCATACTTTCTAATATCTTTATTCGATCTTCTAAGTTTTTAGTTTTTTCATCTAATTCATTATCTTCAAATACATAAGAAACTACTTTATCTAATTTAAAATGTTTAATTAAATGTCCTGCTATAGTGTTTAATAGAAACTTGCTTACTATCATTAATCTTCTTCCATTTTGCGTAAAAACTTATGTTTTAGGCCGTTTCCTGATAAAGTGGCTATTATCTCCACTAAAGCTTTATATTGCCTATTTAACCCCTTCTGCTCGATTTGCATTATCTTTTGTTGATCTATCAACTTTATAATAATACCTTCCAACCTCTTGAAGTCTTGGTCGAGTTCTTGCATAAGAGTATGCTGGATGAACCTGTTCTGTTTCCAAATAAAGAATCCGAACGCCATCGCTACTGCCACTGGCAATCCAAATTCTTCCAATATCATAAGTATGTCCATTACTTCCTTTTTTTATTACCATCTATCAACTCTCCCCAAAGTGATGTTCTTCCATTTATCATTTGGATAATATGTACCGTAAATAAACCGCCCTTATAAAAATCAACAATGGCAAAAGCATGAGCCCAATTAATTCTTCTATTAGCCAACCACTCATTAGACTTTGGTCCCATATCTTTTAAACAACCTATACTCCAAGCACTTTTTGGTCCATCCATGTGAGTCATTGACATCTGTTGCAAATCGTGCCAATGCCCATACATTACATTGCATCCAAGTTTCCGAATATGGTTAGCAGCATGATATTGACCACCATATTGATGACCATGATAAAAGTATAGTTTTCCCATTTTAAGATGTCTCCCGAACTGGTAGTATTTGTACCCACGGTCAGCAAGCTTAACAGCAGAAGCAAATCTATACTGAGGAATATAGGGGTATTTCTCAACTGCCATATTAAGCCAATTGTCATGATTACCCTCAGTAATATACTTTTCTGTACAATTAACTTTATCAAGACTCTCGTCAAGTTGGTCCATTCCACTGTTAACATCTCTTACATCCCTTTCAAAATCTTTAATTAGATACTCTAATGGTGGTGCTTTTTTTCTTTTAAATCTCCATGCACTAAATGCATGCCATTCTCCTACATCACCTAAATCTACATAAGCATCAGGTTTAACTATTTCTATTGTCTGTTTTAGACAATTTATTGCTGGTTGATCATGTAACGGAAAATGTTTATCTGGCGTTACTATGACTCTTTTTACGACTCCCTTATCCATACTCCCCCTTTATGTTTATTTTTTTAACTCTTTTCTTATAAGAGCTATTTTATAGCCAAAATAAATAATAGTAACAATCCCAACTCCTACACGAACCATTTCTGGTAACATATCTAAAAATTGAATTGTTATTCCACCACTACCTATTGCTACTGATTTTAATGTATCTATATCCATAATATCCTAACTTGTTGGAACGTCTTCTGAAAACGTATTTGATAATGCTAAACTACTACTATGAGATGTAGCTGCAACTCCTGAAGGGTTCATAAAATTATAAACTTTACTACTAGTATCAAAAGAATGATTTCCAAAGCTATACCAAAAATAAGGACTATACTTTCTCATATCTTGATGGTTACCTCCATTATAAAAAGAAGCTACATCGCTAGTTTTATCTGATTTCCAAACTGCCCATTCAAATATTTTGCCACTATAAGCTGAATTATTTCCAGCAAAATTAGCATTATAACCTATAAATCTTTGACTAGCATCAACATCACTAGCCTCAGTAAAACTAGTGTCACTTATTACTTGGCTTCCATTTAAATAAGCTTTTAAAGTATTTGTTGCATTATTTAAAGATACAAATATATGATTCCAAGCTCCTGTAGTACAAGCAGAACTAGCTGTTTTTGCAACATTATTAATTTTAACAATTAAATTTTCACTACCATTTAAATATATCTGTATTCCATCAGTAGCTGAATCAGTATGAGAATATATAGGGCTATTTGTACTTTCATTTGTTGGTTTAATCCACGTATGCATAGACCATGTATCTTTATGCCAAGGATCATCCTTTTCTGAACCTGATGAAATTTGCCAATATATTAAGTCATTTTCAGTATCATCTCCAAAATCTGCTGATTTTGTTGGGCTGTATACATCTACTGCTCCACCTTTTAAATTTGTTGCGCCTAACCCTAACATTTTAAGTTCCTAAATAAGCTATAACTATACCACTATCTATATCTATAGTAGTCCATCTACCAAATATTGTTACACCTCCTGGGAAAGTATTACTATTGTCAATTGCATTCCCTGCTGAACCAGTAGTACCTATATATTTACCTGGTTCTGATGAAATTAAATCATTAAATGCAGCAGCAGCTACAATTGTTATTGCTACAAAAACTGTATTTGGATCTCCATAACTAGTAGCTAAAAAATCAGTATCAGCAGTATCTATAAATATAGATCCTCCTTGACCTAATCCTACATTATTTGATTCTTGAACTGTAAAACCGTTTAAACCACCTTTTCTATTTGCCATGTTTACCTCCTGCCCTAAGCACTGGCTGTGCGTGAATGGGCTTGTTATCTTATTGCGTGTGAACCAGGTACTACAAGTCTCATTGTAGATACTCTGGAATTATTAAATTTTTCTACTTTTTTTCTAAACTCTCTCATAAAATATTCTTTAACTTCTATATTTAAAGCTTCTTCTGCTAGTTTAGCTTTTACATAATCTACTAATGCTTTACATAAATATTCTGGTAAATCAATTACATCATCTTCATCATTTAATACATCAACACTATAATACAAAAAAACTTCTTTTTCAAAATCAACAAATGTATGTGAAAGGTTAGGTATTTTAGTCCATGTTCTTATAGTATCATTAGTTGAGTTTACAGTAACAAACTCTTTTATTTTGTGTAACCCATTAAATCTTCCAGCATTTTTTAAAACAAAATAGTCTCCTACATTTAATATATTATCAAAATTAACGTAAGAAGAAACTGTATCTGATATGTCTAAAAAATTTCCACTAGAACTAGCTGCTGTTCTATAAGCTGTAATAGCATTAGTTTTTAAAGTTGTGTTTATTGTATATAATGGAGAATGAACATATTGAATTTCAAGAGCATCAGCAACACTTGATAATGGTGATTTAAATTGAGCTCTATCACTACCAGGTCCAAAATCTTTTGAGTTTAAATCATTATCAAAAGTAGTATCTCTTTCAACAACTGCTACTTTTGTCCCTTTTATGTAATATGCGTATTGTTTTAATTCAGCCATACTATACTCCGTCAGCGTCTACTATTTTAGGTTCATGCATAAGTCTAGGAATTTTCCTATACTCATCTTTATTGTTTAAATGATTCTTTAATCTTATATCTAATACTTTAATTAAATCTTGTGGTAATTCATAAAATCTTTGATTTTCTGTAATATCAAATCTTTCTGTTGTTACATGAGTTTCGGCAATAGTATTTATTTCTTCTAAACCATCTTTTATAAAAGCAATCACTTTACCAGTTTGACTACTATTAACTCTTTCCATTAATTCTCTAACCTTCATTTCTTTGACCTCTCTGTTGTGGTGCTAAAAATTGAAAAAACTGATCATATTGATTTTGATAGCTTTGTTTTGCTTCTTTTAAAGTTAAAACTAATTCTTGATCTTCTTCTACATTTGCTTTGTTTAATAAAACAGCATTTATAACGTGACTAATAACATAAGTAAAAAGAAGATGTTGATATTTTTCTGGAAACTTATATAACATAACTCCATTTGTTGTTACATATTTAAATACACCAGAATGATCTAAAGGATTAACTATATCTTCAGAAACACTTGTTCTTAAATCATTTGTTATATTATATACTATTTGTTTTACAGTAACTGTAGTAAGAGAGTTTATTCCTGGTACAGGAACAACTTTTAATATTTTAGTATCTTCTCCAAAAGCTCCATCTTCTTGATGAAAATCATTTATAGTTAAATTTGAATTTGTTGTAATTATATAACCAGGATTATGTTCACTTCTAAATTTTAAACTTGTTTCATCTTGTGCAATGTAATAGTCATCTAAAGGAATTTTATCTGCACTTTTATTTATAAAACCACTAGGGCTATTTATATTAGTTTCTCTTCTTGATACTGAAACAACATCACCTATAATTTTTAATTCAGAAATATAATCTTTAGGTAAACTATTTGCAAAATCAGAATCGTAATCATATGACTCTACAACAGTAAACATAAAATGTTCAGCTTTAGCAGGATCTAATGCTATAATTCTTTGTGTAATTTCTGATATACCATCACAAAATAACTCATTAATAAAAGAGTCTGGTAAATTATGTGAAACTATTGTTTGTATTTTACTTCTTAAATTCATTTATTCCTTTACTTGCCCCACCCCCCAGGGGGAGAGAAGAATCCCAGCGGGGGGCAGAACAATTATTATTAGATGTTAACTATTATTTTTTAATAACTAATACATTAGCTGTAGTTGAAGCTAAATCAACTGCACCACCTGTATTATTAGCCAAAATAAGAGTTACAGTATCAGCAGCAGTTACAGCTCCAGTAAGAACTAAATCTGCTACATCTACATCTAAACTAGATAAAACAAAGTCACCTAAAGCTGCACCTGAAACAGTAACTTCTAATGCTTCTTCGTTACCATCATCAATAGAACCTGCGTCCCATGTTTTAGATGCTGATAAAATATCATCTAGTCTTCCTAAGCTGTCACCAGCTTTATTTTGTCCATAATTTGGAATTGCCATAATTAACCTCCTTATACTGTCCAGACAGCGTGAGCTTCAGGCATAGACCATTCCATTCCCGCTTCTGTCAAGATTAAGTCAACTCTACGGTCAACACCTGAATTTTCGAGAGTTTGTACACCCACGTAAATTGAAGTATCTCTGTTGACACCGTTACCAACTAAAGGTCTATATGCACAATGCTTCATATCAATACCTAGCATTTGTATGTTTGTTCCATCTAAGTGGATATTTCTAGCTACATTCATATCTCCATATGGAGTAGAGAAAGTAGTAATATCAACACCAAATATTCTCTTTTTGCCCATCATAGCAATATCAGAATATCCAACTCTAGAAATACTTTTGCTTGAATTACTTGCTGTAGTATCAGCAGTTCCACCAGTAAATGGTTGAACAGAACCCATACTATTTGCAAAGTATCCACCTAATTTATGCATCCAATTATAAACAGCTGTGTTTACAAAAAATACAGTTGCACTTGCATTGTTATATCTAGGATCAAGGTAATTTGACATATCATCTAAGAAATCATCAGAACTCTTAGTACTTGTATTTAATGTAAATTTATTACCATAATTTAATACATAGTCAATAGCACCTTGTGTTGTATTGTAAGATTCACTTTGAGAACCAAAAAGTAATGATGTTTCAATATCATACTTATGTTCAATTAGCTTTTCTTTCCACATTCTAGCCCACTCATTAGAATCATACTTTAGAGATGTTGCTCTAGCAGTATTTGTCATTGCACAAGATGTTTTAAATATCTGTGTAATTCCATATTGAGTAGAGAATGGTTGATCTTGCCAAGTTTGAGGGTATCCACTACCTTCATCATGAGCAGTACCTATAACGTAAGAACGATTAGCTTCTAACTCACCAGCAATAGATCTATCAGCAACTTGCTCATCATTATCAGTTGATGTGCCTACACCACCAGCAGATGGAGTATTGTTAAAGAATGATGAATATTCTACAGCAGCACTATCATATTTAACTATAGTACCTTCTAATGATATACATTCTTTTGCACTACCACCACCAGCAGTTTTTGAAAGTCCTGAAACTACAGTTTCTACTTTCATAATATGATAGCCGTTAGTTCCTGTAGCACTGTGAGTTGCTTTACCAGGTATTTTTACTAATTGACCAGGTAAGAAAAACGTTGGTCTAGTACCTGAATCACCTACATCTATTTTAGAAGATCCTACTTGTCCAAATACATTTTGAATATTACCTGATGATTTATAGTCTGTTGCCATAAATACTTTTACTTTTTGACCTACAGCACTTAATGCTCCAGAAGCATCTGATTGTTTTATTTCAGAATCATCAAAAACTTCTGATCCATTATCTACATGCCCTATTACATAAGCATATCTTTTATGCCAAGATCCACGTCTTTCAGTATATTTAAAAGTTGGATCATCGGTCGGTTTTTTTGCACATTGCGATACAAATCGGAAAAAAGGGTCTTGAGCGATTGCTAATTCAGAAACTCTGTCACCAAAATTAAACTTTCGTCTCAGATCACCAGTATCTGCGTTAGCAGTACTAGTACCAGGTCCATTTGACAGGACATCTACTTCACCAAGTTCCGACAACTGTACGAAATCGTTTAAAGCCATTTTAGGCCTCCTTTTCTATTTTATTCGTAGCTTGACTAACTATTAGCCAAACAAGTTATCTAGTTCCTCATCTACTCCTTTAACAGCATCAAAGATGTCGTTACTAGCATTACTAGTTGTTGGAGCAGAATTTAACCCGCTAGCACTTGCTGGAATGTTCCGAGCATTTTTCATTTGCTCTACCATATCTTTTTTAACATTTTGAGCTACCTTGTTATTAGCGCTGTCTCTGTTAATGATATAATGAATATCTTCCAATGATAGTTTTCTTTTAGAGGCTCTTAATAATAAATCTTCATACTGATCATCTGTCATTTCTGGATGATTAGCTCTAAACTTTTTTTCTTCTGCAAGTCTTTCTTGCTTAAGTTGAGCTTGTTGAGCTTTTTTAGTTTGTACTTGATTTATTTGAGTCATTCTATTTTGAACTAATTTATCAACATGAGCATTTAAAACTTTAGATGAATCTGAATTAGGATCGCCAAGTTCATTAGCGTCAAACTCAAAATCTTCTCCAAGTCCTAACTTGTTTTGTATTGATTGATTAGAACCACCATCTTCTAAATATCCTCTAACATGGTCCACAAGTCCGCCATCCTTTTTCATAGCTTCTATGATGGCAGCGTAAGGTTTAAGGTTCTGCATTTCGCTATGCATTCTTTGAGCTTCGCGACTAGAATCTTGATACCTTTTTTTCCAATCTATTCTTTGAGAGCCAGTCTTGGCTTTGTTATCAGCTTTTTGTACGACCTGGGTTGTCTCGGTAATTGGGTTTACTTGAGATTCTTCTTTAACCATAGAGTTTACATCATTCTCCAATGATTCAAAAAAGTCACCTGAAGAGTCAGCATAAAAATCTGCTGAGTTACTTTCATCTACTTTCATTACTTCTCCTTTTATTTAAAATTTTTGCTTCTAATATAATATATATTACTCATCACCTGCAAGAACATCTTCTTGATTTTGTGATGCAGTCTGTACATTTTGTATTATATTATTAACATTTTGTCTCATTCTTTCTTTTTCATTCTGTAATTGCATTGATAATTGTTGCTGTTTTGTTAAAGAATTATTCTTTGCTTTACCAGCAGCAACTGTAACAGAAGCTTTTTCTTGTTCTTTCTTTTTAGTAATTTCCATTTCAGCTTGCATTACTTTACCTTTGATACCTGCTTGAACAAGTTGTCTTTCAAGAGTTTCTATAGTACCTTCTTTATCTTTTAATACTCCACTTAATTTAGAAAGTTGACCTTGTAATTTAGAGTATAAAGATTTTCTTTTAGCTATCTTATCTTTGTTTCTAATATCTGTTTCTGCTAAAAGAGCTATATCATCAATTACACCTAAGTTTAATAATTGTTTTAATTCTTCTAAATATGCCCATCTATTAACTGGTAATGTTGAGCCAGATAAAATTCTAATATCAAATTTAGCAGTAGCATAATCATTAAATTTACCTATAACATCTCCATAGTCATTATACATAGGTACATTAATTCTAACTTCTTTTTCTTGTTTGATATTATTTGGTTGAACAATTCTAAATACTTTTTCTGCTGTGTATACTGCTTGAGAAAATTGCATCATAACATGTCCAAGTTGTTTTAGTCCTGGTTCAATTGAATTAGTTAACCATTGTTTTATTCTTCTCGTTCCATACTCATCCATAGCAAGCATGCCTCTATATGTTTCTGCTTGTCTTGAAGTATCTCCCATCATAGAACTATATATACCAGCTAAATACTCCATATCTCCTTTACCTTGTTGCACTATATTAAAAAATGCATTAGATAATGGAGCTGGTTGTATCGGTGTAGGAGCTGTAGCACCTGGTCTTACTGGTAATAATGCACCAGGAGCACTTGAGTATTTTTCCCAATAATCAGTATCAACAGATCCTTCTTCATATAAATATCTTAAACTACTACCAAGAGATGCATTATGCACCATTATTTGATGAGCTTTATTTAATTCTCTTTGTTTACCAACTAGTGGAGAAACAGCACTTATAGGGTATGGAGTACCTGTCCATTTATAATGAAATGGTATAATAGGATATTCTGTAATATTAGAAGGTAAATAAATTTCAAATAACGTTTTGTCTCCTACAACTAAAGTATGTTTAATTCTAGGTTGATAAAATTCTACAGCATCTACTATATATTTAGCAAAATCTTCATTCTTTTTCATAACCTCAAATTCTTTTTTGCTAATTATTTTATTTTCTATAATAGATGCTTTACCTATTATTTGGCTCATCAATTCTTTTTCTGCACTAGCTAATTGATTGCTCATCATTTCTTTTGATTTTTTTGTTTCAAGTTCAAATCTTTCAGGTAACATTTTACCTTCTTGAACAGCCATTTGCATTTTTTGTTGTTGTTCTAAAAACTCAACATTTAACTGTTCTTGCAATTTAGTAAGTTTTATTTTTACTTGCTCTCTTGCAATTTTGATTTGTTCTTCATTAGGTGGTACTCTAAAGAATAAATTTATATATAATATATTTTCTTTTTCATACAATTCATAAACTTCAATTAAATCATCATGTTCAGAACTATCAGGATTTAAAGACTCAGAATGATTAATATCTTTATAAGAAAAATCTTTTAACTGAGTTCCATATGATTTTTCAGATAGATCATATTGATTTTGATTGTCTGGACTTGCATTTTTAATTTGAGTTTTATTATCAGGATATAATTCATATAAATGATTTTTAGGTAAAATCTTTCTACACATTATAAATGATGCATCTTTAAATAACATATCTCTAGACTTAGGGTCTACAAATATATCGAATGGTTCAGGTTGTTTTATAACTACCTCACCCATACCATGATCTTGATTCACATCTACAGCAACTTGTAAATAACCTATTGATTTTGTTATAGAATCATTTACTGCATTTGCATATAATGTATTTGCGTCTGAATTATACCATAAATAATCAGCCATATCAGAAAAGATTGCTGCAACATCAGTATCAGAACCATCAGCAGCAACAGCTTGCCATCTTGGAGTATTAGCAGTAGCATAAAAATTTAACATTTCTACTACAGGAGTTATTCTATTTATTGTAAATGTAGGCATGCCTTGTTGCTCTAATAATTCTCTTTCAGTTTCTGTTAACTGATTGTCATTAGAAAAATCATAACCTTTTTGATTTACATATTCCCACTGTACTCTATTATTACTATTAACTTTATTAAATAACTGTTTTACTCTTTCAGCTTTTTTATCTTTTCTTTTGGCCATATTTATATCCTATTAAGTTGTAACTACAATATATTCAACGTCACATGCAGCAGTATCAGCTCTTAATAATATTTGTTCTGCGGTAATTAATGTACCTGCAAAATCTACATCTGAATCATCATTTGCAAAAAAATCATCTGTTGTAAAAAAGAAACTAGAACCAGGTTCTACTTTTACAGCAGCTTCATGTCCAGCTCCTGAATCATATATAATTACTGATATAAAATTAGTGTCATCTAAATTAGTAATTCTAAAATATTTTAAATTCGCACCTACAACACCACCTTTAGCATCTGCTGCTCCAAATGCAGCTATTTCAGTGTTTGCATCATGAACAACATTCATTATTCTTTGATCAACTTGACCACAAGATGCTTTTGTAAATGTATTAGAACCACCATAAGAGACACCATTTAGTGTTATTGACTCACTTACTTTTACTGTAAGTGTAGCTGGCGTTATTTTAGTTGCCATTGTTATCTCCTTTTATGTTATTTACCTTCTTCATAAGTATTATTAAAGTATTTTCTACCAGAAAGTTTTGCACTTCTTTTAGCTTTTGATTTAGCTAATCTACTTTTTCTAAATTGTAATTCTTTAGCAGTAGCTTTACCTTCTTTAGTTTTAGGTCTTTTTTTGCTATCATAAAGCGTGCCTTCTTTTACAGCCTTTTTTTTAGCTTTACCTTTTAAAAATTTTCTTAACTTTTGACCTTCTTTGTCCATTTGCATAACAGATGATTTTTCATCAGCTATCATGTTTCTTTTTAATTTTCCTCTTGCTTTTTTAAGCATACTTTTTTTTCTAGGTCTCCCAACTTTAGAACCATATGTACCTTTGCCTTGTGGCATTTTATTCTCCTTCTTTGTATTTGTTATTTGCTATTTTATATACTTTACCTATTTTTTCAATTTTAGGCCCAGTTTTTTTTCTATAAAAATTGTCCATAGTTTTTTGACTAAATTTTTTACCTGTTTTATAATCTCGATAAGTAACTACTTTACCTTTTTTCTTTTTCATATTTCAGTTCCTTTTCATATTATGCAGTAACCCAACTTCTTGCTTTTGGTTTATGTTTATATATTTTTCCTTTTTCTGATTTAACAGATTGTAATGGATAGGCATACTTGCATGCATAAGCGAGAGCATCAATAGTGTCATCATGGCCCATTCTTGGACCAAATGTGTAAATTTCTCTTTGTAAATCGTACATATCTTTTTTAACAAACACACCTCCTACAGCAAATCTTTGTGCTAATATTGTTTGGATTCTATCTCTTTTACTCATTCTGTTGCCAGGCTTTTCAGCACAGTACTTAACAGTAAAATCATTTCTTCTTCTCATTTCAGCGTTCAATGATTGGAATACAGGTTTACTCATAGTAGTATCTTCTACTGTAAATAAACTTGGTTTATATTTTTTGTTCATATCGAACATATAATCAACTATTCCTTTTTTGTTATCCCCAGGTATTCCAACAACTGGGAGACTACGCATTCTAATATACTCCAAAACGTAAACATTATTATCAGGACAGACAGCGCAAATAATAATAACACTGAAATCACTGTCCCTACGGGTACTATCAGTAGCAGGGTCAACCCCAGCAAAAATGTTGACTGGCTTAATATCTCCATTATCCAAGACGATATATGAAACCCCTGCTTCTTCATCGTATTTATAGTTCCCTTCCCAATGTTTTACATGATCTCTAGTAAATATAGAGTCTGCTTCACTTTGAACTTCCATCATATACTCTTGATAAAACTTTTGTGGTTGTCCAGAATCTGAATAAAACTTTTTCTTTCTATCCATTTCTTTTTGACCAAACCAAGAATCCCATAATGGAGTTCCATCATCTTGTAAAGCCTTATAAGTAATTACTCTCCAGCTAAATTCTTTTGCTTTTCCTTCACCTTCTGCTTTATTATATCCAACAAGGATGTTATTAATAAAAGAATCGTAATGAACAGGTGTGCCATTAATACGCAACCTGCCGCTACCAGGCTCAAGAGCAGGGAATACAACAGCTGTAACCAGATTCGAGATTTTAGCTCTAGATTCAGGCGTAACGGTATTATTTTCATCTTCGAAATCGTCAAGCACGATGAGGTCATATCTTTTGTGTAACTTAGCGCCTCCTCTAATACCTGAAAGGTTTGATTTACTAATGAGTTTACAACCGTTTTTAAGCTCGATGTCATCTTCTGTCCATTTTTTACCTTTAAGGTTACCGAAATAATACGAAACTTTGTCATTAAATTCCAAATGGTATTTTATATAGTCTAAATTTGGTACTGAAATTTTACTTGATGCAGCTACCCAACCATAAAATAAAGGTTCGTTAGAAAATAAAAAATCTTGTAGTATATTACACTTAGTTAAAACAGTTTTACCATGACCTCTAGGTAAAATTACAGCCATTTGTCTTATAGATCTATCAGATATGCTATCTGCTACCTCATAATGAAAAAATGGTGTTTCACTTCTCATAAAATCTTCTGGCAAAAATAATTTACCAAAGGCTATCATATCTTTTTTAGCTAACATTAAAGCTTCTTCTGCTTGACTTACGTTTTGTGTGTTTATATTAGCCATATTTAAATTTTATTCCACAACTTTTTAAAAATAATTGCTACAATAACAATAAAAGCTACACTAATAACATCAACTATATGGTTACCACTATCAGATTCTACAGAACCTATAGGTGTTTCTATTTTAAATTGTTTTGTTTTATTCATTTTCTATAGCTTTTGGTCTTTCTGCTTTTAATAATTCTTTTTCTTGAAAACCTTGGAACAATGCACCAGTAACTTGAGTAACTGTTGTTTTGTTTTTGTCTTCTAAATCCATAATATCAGATAATTTAAACAATGCTTTTAATCTAGTTTCATCTTTTTCTGATGACATTGCAATATTATTTATGTTTTCTAATATAGATTTTTCATCTACACCTATTTCTTCTAATATAGGTTTCAATTCTTCTTTCATAGCAGTTGTTATCCTTTTTGTTTTTATAAGTTGTGCTGATTTTTGTTTAGCATAACCAGGATTACTAGTAGGAAATGCTTTCATATATGCTTGTTGAGGGGATAAACCAGAAGTAATATACACAACAAAAAGATGCTCATGCTTACTCAGTACGGTCCGATCTAGAAGAACGTCTGCAGAGTTTTTATTCCCTCCAAAAGAATAAATATTAACTCTGCGCGAAGTGTCCATTTTCGCCCTGGAGGTTACTGGAAAAGTTCCAGTGCACGTGCCAACATATTCCCTAACCTTGTTCCGCCCTTTCGGCACAACCATCTTTCCTTTGCGCAATATTTGTATATAACACCCATCATCAGCTTTTACCCAATCACCCACATTAGCTGATCTCCAATTAATATATTTAAAATTTTTAGGTAATTCATCTATATCATCATAGACTGTATGTTCAATACCATTTACTTTATAAAATCTCATTCTGGTCTATACTCAGCCCTATTATACCAGCCATCTAAAAATTGTTGTTGTGTGCTATCTTTAGAAACAATAGTGTCATAATATTTTTTTTGCATCATAATAATTTTATTCATTACTTTATCTTGACCTACTGCATTTTTAATTTTATTGTATAAATTTTTTGTTTGATTACCCATAAGATTATCTTCTTTTAACATAGGGCCTGTATTAGGTAGGTTAAATTCTTTTGATAAAGAGTTCAATGCTTGTTGCATAATAAGAGTAGATTTACCAGTATTAATTTGTACATCAGCCATTTTAAATGCTACAGGATTTTGACCATAGTTTGATTCTGCATTTTTAAGAAAATCATTATCATAGATCTTCATAGCATACATAGGTGATAAATTTTTAATATCTAAATTAGGATATTGTCTTTTGCTAATACCAAAATTAGTTTCTCCACCTCTGTCATTTACATTGTTAACATAACCACCTTCATGTTTAATAACATCATTTAAGAAGTTTTGTCTTTTTATTTCATAAGACTGCCCTTGATTCATGACAGTATCTACACTCATGTTTTCCATTTTGTTACTCCAGCTTACTTGGCCGAAGGCCAAATTAATCTAACAATCTGCTATTTCATAGCTTGTAATTTTACTAATAGATTCGTCATCCATAACATCAATAGCACCAATATTGCCAAAAAAATGTATTGCTCTTTGCTCTTGAATAATTTCTTCATCTATATATTCTATCTCATCACCGTCAGGATCAAACATTATAATTAACTTATACTGCTTTACTTTCATAACATCCTTTCAGTTTTTATAAGTTTAGTTAATATTACCTATACGAATCAACTGTTTTCTTTATTTTCTTTTAATTTATTTTTTAGAAACTTCTCAAACTCTTTAGTGTCATTTTTATATTCTATATAAAATGTAACTACTTTCATTACATTATTTATTATATTTACTTTTTCTTGATCTGATGCTATTAAGTTTTTTAGAGCATTCTCTATTTGTTTATTTGTTAACTTAGGTTTATTTTTACCTCTAGCCATAAAAGCCCCCCCTTTTTTATTTTACATAATATACGAAAAGGTTACTTTTCAAGGCAACTTTTAAAAATTGTGCAATTTTAGTGTGTGGTGTTTTATTATAACCATACCCCCTATCAGGGGTTTTTCACTAACGTGATTACGTTATTTTTGATTTTAGTTAATATATTTTTTGATTATTATTTATTTAAATAGAAAAGGAGTATAGAAATGATCGAAGCAGATAAGAGTCTTATGGACTCAGGCAATGAAGTAGTTTATGGTATTAAAGACTTAAGTAGTCTTGTACTTTCAGAAGAGTATACTAAGTGTATTGAGATAATATGCAGAGAAGCTACTCTTGTTAAGTTTACTGTTGAATCTAGAGCTGCAAGGAAAAGAGCTATGGATAAACTTAAAGGCTATCTTTCTAATGTGCAACAACATGCAAGAGCAGAGAAAGAAGATAGAGCATTGAGACAAGATTTTAAGAAAGCTTGGTCTTTATGTTACGATGCAAGCAGATAATGTAATTGGGTGTATTAGTTTACACCCTTTTACCTTTTAGTTTGTTATGTTTTACAATGAATTGATGTATGCGTGATGATCTATATGCGTGTACATGTGTGTAAGTATATATATAAACTTATACCAAACATTAGCGAGGTATATTGACATGTATCTGATGTAGTAATAAGCCATTATATGGGATAGGCTATGATTAAAAGTAGTAAGATTTATATCTCGCTAAATAACAATAAACCCAACACACTGGAGCGATTTGAAAGTGAACCTTGACAGGTTGCATACAATGCTAGCAAGTATGTTTTGAACACTAGTAAATACCAATCTTGGCTCTGTTAATGTATGTTACCAATAGAATCTATATGATCACTAAGCTAGAACAATTAGCAGAGTCGGTGTGTTTAACTAAAAAAAGGAAACCTACCAATGAAAATTAATAAAGTACTACCACCATCTATTATAGAAAATGATAGCCTAAATAACATATTAAAGGCTTTTATGATAGCTAATAAAGAGATAATAGAGAGTAAACAACATAAAACTATAATCAGAGCATCTGATATAAAATATATAAGAGAGATACTATGATACTTGAGATAATATTTAATTTAATATTTATAGTTGGATTTGCATTATGTGTTAAACCAATCATAGATAACATTGTAATGTTTTTCTCTGATACTTGGTTCTTATATCAAGATTGGGACAAGAGAAGAATAGAAAAGAAAATGGGCATTGATACATGGGATGAAGATATTATGAGAGCTGATTATGATAAGTATGATGATCCATTTTACATAGAAGAAAAGGAGGGCTAATGGCCACATCAATAGCAGAAGTAAAAGAAATTATTACCGCTTTACGTAATGCTCAAAGAAGTCATCAAGCAAGAATAGAGCATCATAAGACTAAACTAGAGTTACTTGATAAAGATATATCAATGTTTCAAGGAAGGATATATAAAGGTATAGGTAGGAGAGATGATCTGTAGCTTACTAGGTCTACAGACATATGCGGTATCGTAGAGCACCCATCATCGATAGTATTACACTGAGGGCTTATGCCTGTTGGTGGGTGTTTAAAATTAAATAAAAGGAGAATGTATGGAGTTTTACATCATGATGGTATTTTCAATATTGGTAATATCATTTATAATAACTTGGTTTATATGGGAACATAAATTCTGGGATGGTGAACTATGAGTTGGTATGCACAATCAGATGAGGCAAAACAACATTTAAAAGAATGTAAGAAAGATAGTGATACATGTGAAAAATGTTTTGAGATAAGTGAAATGGCTTATGCAATGCAACAACATGGTAAAGGTAAACCACACCCATTGTTAAAGAAAACCTTAGAAATATTCTCAGGTGAGTTAATAAAATAGGAGGAGACATGTCTTTAATGTTTTTACCAGTGAGGTCACAAAATGAAATTATACGAGATCTTACTAAAATAAAGATAGAACAAGAAGTATTAAAAGAGAAAGAAAACCAGCTAATAGATGAACTATTAGACATAAACAAGGAGGATAGTAATGGCAGAAAAAAAGACTAAAAAAGAAAAAGTAGATACACAGTATTTGTTGGACCAAATTATGAAAATAAATGAGAGTCTTACAACAGCACTCAAAGGTGTTACAAAACTAAATGAAGAGATGGATATAGTTAATGATAATGTAAACTTTGCATGTGAACAAATAGAAGAGTTAAGACCAGTTATAGATAACATTAGAAGCAGAATGGGTGTCTAATGGATATAGGTAATATTGAAGCAAATACTATCATACTTAAAAAAACTGTTAAATATCTTAATGGTGAAGTAAAAGAAACTGTTGAAAAACAAATAAAAAAAAACTACGAACTAATTGATGATTTCTTTGATCAATTAGCAGAAGAATACAAATCAATCCAATCATACGAACAAGGAGGCCCACATGGCAACTAAAACAATAAAATTCCTACAAGGTGGCGGCTTTGTAGAGAGACAAACTAACGCTGATACTGTTGAACAATTAAGAGCAGAATTTCCTGACGATATTACTGGTAATGCATCTGTAGCTGTTAATGGTGTGTCTGTAACAAATACACATGCCATTGAAGAAGGTGATATTGTTGCAGCTGTTAATAATAATAAGTCTGGCGGTGATCAGTAATTATTAACTTGTAACTTATAGGGCTGTAGTGACAGGCGAGTGATAACACAGATGAATAGATATCCAAGTAACACTAACGAGGGTCAATCAGCCCTATATAACATTAACCTTTGGAGGGTATATGAATTTTAGAGATTATGACTGTATTGTTGATGGCACAATGGAACAATGCATAGAAGAAATTAATGTAGGAGATCTTGAAGATCACATATATTATGGTCCTCAAGCAGAAATAATGGAAAAACTAACTAGATTTAATACTAGGTATGGTGCAGATTTAGAAGTAACTAAAACATTCAAATGGAAACGTGGTTCTTATGATAAAGTAGCTGAACTTATGATGAGAGGTCTTGGTTTTAGAAGAAGACCTAGTGGTATGTACAACTATTTACAAAGAGAAGAATGGTTTCGAACTCAAACATGGAATAGTATAAAAAATAATTTACGTGATTTAGATGAAACATTGTATAGGTTAAGATGTAATGGTGAAGTATGGCTAGATGACCCTGGTGTACTTGTTGAAAGAAAGAACTTGTATTATAATTATCTAATAGAAAAAACTGAAGAAGCTGATAATTTGATAGAGAATATAGATATTATGAAAGATTTATATCATCAACTATTTGTTCATCCAACATCGCGTTCTAGTAAAAGATATATGTTAGTAACCACACTTCGTATAGCGCCTGATATAATGAAAGTTTACACAACAAGAGGTAGAGCAAGTGCTGAGCCTGCTAAACATATAGAAAACATAGCTTGTGATACAGATTTGTATATTAATTTCGTATCATATCCTTTGTTGACTATGACTAGGCACGCTAATTATGACTGCCCATCATTTGATGTAAGTATTCATGGTGAAATTGAACAGCCAGAAGAAAAAGGTTTTTTATCTTTTCCATATATCTCTGGTAGTAGAAATTATCAAGGTGGATACTTTGGTAACAGTGTTTGCTATGGTGATCAAGCAACTTCAATGTATAATGCAACAAGAAGGTATGATCTATCATCTATTGTATTACAATCAATACCTTGGGCTACATCATATACTAATGAAACACAGCCACATAGTAATATTAAACTAATGTATCATGGTGAACCTGCTAAACTATCTGAAGAATACAGAAAAATATTTGGCACAAATGACTCAAACTATTGTAATTACGACCCAGATGGCGTAGATGACTATTGTGATAGAAATGAATGTACTCTTAGACATGATTGTGAAGCGTACAAACTTGCTCATCCTGAACCAGTAACGCCAGAACAGGCTGAACAAATGACATTACAATGGGCAACTAGAATGGGTGGTGTTAGAGAATTAATAAACAACGAGGAGGAATAAATGGAAGTATTAATACATAAAGAATCTTGGGATAAAATTATAAATTATGCTAAAGCTGCTTATGTTACAGAAAAAGCTGAGATAGGTGGTATGGCAGTAGTAACACAGGATAAAGATGGTGATTGGACTATAGAAAATCCAGTTATATTGCCACAAGAGATTGCAGGGACAACATGTGATCTAGATAAAGAACATCTAGCTAAATATTACACGGAGATGGCTATGAAGTATAGTGATCAGGTGTTTAGATTCTGTTGGTGGCATAGTCATCACACAATGGATGCATTCTGGAGTGGTACAGATTTATCTAGTATTGATGAGTATGGTGAAGGTGATTCAGATGTATCATTTGCACTTGTAGTTAATCTAAAAGAAGAATACAAATGCAGAATATCTGTATGGAAACCAGTAGAAATACATGAAGATGTTGATGTTGTTATATTAGATGACAAGCCTGAAGTAGAAATACCTCTTGAAATAGTTACAGAAGTTAAAGCTAAATGTAGGACAAGATCACTTAGCTCTTATCAAACTGGATTTACTAGACTTCCATCTAATGGTAAACAATTGAGTTTAAGTACTTGGTATGATAGTAGAGGTATGAGCCCTCATTATCAGCTATTAGAAGATGATTGTATAGTTAAACAGCCAACAGAGTCACAAGCTGCTACATTTGAAGCTAAATGGGAGTATGCTATGGGTAAGATAACTGAGTATGTTAGACAAGTTAATATAGGTCAGTGGACTATGCATAAGTTTAAATCGGCAATTACACATACTAATAAACACTTAGAACCATATGGTTTAGAAATAGACAAACTAAACAAAAAAGAATTACAAGAGTTTGTTAGTATGGATGGTGAACCTTATGAACTAATAAATGTTATTGACAACAAGTATCAAGAAATAGCTGAATCTTTAATAGATGCTGCATGTTATAACAAAACATATGGAGGTACATGGGTATGATAAACACAAGAAGTCAAGATATTGCAAATATATCAGGTATTAACTTTCACATTGTAGGTTGCGGGGCTATTGGGAGCTCCGTAGCCATGCAATTAGCAAGACTTGGAGCTAATCAATTTTATTTATATGATTTTGATAAAGTTGGTATAGAAAATGTAGGCGTAAGTCAATATGTGAATGAAGATGTTGGTAAAAGTAAAGTTCAAGCATTACGTTCTCATCTTTGGAGCATAGATGATAGCATAATAAGTGATATTACTATTGATAAATTTAAATATTATGAAGGTAATAAAGATGATATACTTGTATTAGGTTTAGACAGTATGTCTGCACGTATGGAAGTAGTTAAATTATTAGCAAAATGCCCTAATAAACCATCATTTGTGATAGATGGTAGGATGGGTGCAGAACAATATCAACAATACATATATGATAATATTACTGTAAGTAAATACACTAAAGATTGGTATTCTGATGAAGATTCTGATCCTGAACCATGCACTCGTAAAGCTACATCTTACTGTAGTAATATGAGTGGTAGTTTTATTTCTAATTCTATTAAGAACATAGTTATGAAACAACCATACTTCAAAGAAATTATTTTTAATTTTTCAACAATGATACTTGATAAAAAGAAATTAATTTCGTAAATTTAAAACCCTTCTTAAGGGTTCAATCGATAACATAGAGTGAGGCAGACACTTCGCATTTAAGCATAGTATCTTCATACGTCTGCCTTTACTCGTTTCAAAAAGGAGAGAAGATGAGTCAATTAGACATATCAAAACAAACTGGCATTGCTAAAACTATCTTAGAAGATAAAGCAAAATCAGAACAAAAAGAACTAGAAATATGGCAAAAAGAATCAAAAGTTAATTCTTGGAAGTCAGATCATTTAGACAAATTAGCTGGTGCTCTTGCTAAAGCTCAATCAGAAATGGAAGGAGCCAAAAAAGAAAGCACTAATCCGTTTTTCAAATCAAGTTATGCTGATTTGCATGCAGTTATTAAAGCATCTTTCCCACATTTATCTAAATATGGGTTATCAATTACACAAGGTAATGAAATGATAGAAGGTGCTGTATGTGTTACTACTACATTACTACATGAATCAGGTCAATGGATTAGATCAAAAGTAAAACTACCTCTTGCAAAAGTTGACGCACAAGGTGTTGGTTCAGCAATTACATATGGCAGAAGATACGGTTTATCTTCAATGGTAGGTATCGCTCAGTATGATGACGATGCAAATTCAATTCGTAAATAATAAGGAGAAGAAATGCGAACAATAACAGTAAAAAAGACTACTGGTGGTAAATTTTCACCAGGTTGGAAAGAAGCAGAGATAACAAAAGCTGCATATGGAGACTATAATGGTACCAAATACATCGATTGTTTCTTTAAAGACTATCCAGACTCACTTAACTTAAGAATATACGAGAAACGTGGTCAAAATGGCGAAGAGTTTGCTATTGGTAGACTATTCAGATTTGCTAATGCTGGTATATCAGAAGTCTTAAATGGTGCTGATGGTGAAAGTGTTGTTAAAATAGATGATAGTCCTTCTACATTGATGGGTAAAAAAGTTAATATTTTTATGTACAAAGATGGAGAATATAGTAGAGTATTATCTAGTGTAGCTCCTACAGTATTTGAAAATCAACTTGAATCATTCAAAGATAATGATGTAGAATATTGGAAGTCTCAAGCAGAAAATTATTACCAAAAATACGTAGCTCATAAAATAGCTAATGGTAATACCTCCGAAGAAACAACTAGTAAGGTAGAAGTACCCTTCTAGTTAATTGTTAGTTAAGCAATATAGAGAGTCAATAACTGGTCCTGTAGGAATATGTGAGGCTCTCTATATAAATATAAGGAGAAAATATGGCAGGTTTAGCAAAAATAGGTGGTAAAGTAAGATCATCAGAAGGTGGTAAGAAAAAACAACCTAAATCAAAAAGAAAAGAATCTTTTTATGATAGAGCTTATAGGTTAAGAAGAGAACTTCCTTGGCCATATAATACGTTAGTCGATTTGAAAAACAAGAAGAAGGATAAAATATTATGATAAAAGAATTTGCGTTCGGATTATCGAACAGATGCCACTTTCAAGAAGCTTCTAAAGCAAGCGAATGGATGGGGCTTGATAGAGATACATTTGTATCATTATACGATTACGATAAAGATGTTATAGATTATGTGCAAAAAAAAGGTAAACTAGCAGGATATACTGGTTCAATATATATGCCTGATGAATTTATATTAGATGTAGATGGTACAAATACTTTAAATGCAAGAGATAAACTGTTAGGACTGTACATTATACTTAATGATATGAATCTTACTTATAACACATATTTTAGTGGCACTGGATTCCATGTGGGCATACATTCGTCTGCTTTTAGATGGAAACCATGTGAAGATTTGCATATGAAAGTTAAAAAAGAATTAACTAGTAAAGGTATATTTGAATATGCAGATCCATCAGTTACAGACAAAACAAGAATTATAAGGTTGTTAAATACTAAAAATAGTAAATCTAATTTATACAAGGTTCAAATTGATCCTATAATAAATGTATTAGATAAAGATAACAATGAGTTTTTACAGGAGTTAGAATCTTATGCAAAACAACCACAAAAAATACTCAATGATGACATTGAATGCAACGTAGTATTTGATGTATTAGGAGCGAGTCAACAAACCTTGCACACAGGTAATAATGTTGAACAGTTGACTGAGGAGCCTGTCCTCTCAAAAGGTAGACAACCAGATCCAATGAACTATCCATGTATACAAAGAATGTTATATGGTAGTGTTATTGGTAGCAGACATATGGTAGCACTTAGATTATCAGCATGGATGAGATGGTTGTACCCTGAAGATACAGTTAGATTGCTAATGAATGATTGGAGACAAAGAGTTGACAATCCAGAAAAACCATTTACACAAAAAGAACTAGATGCTATCATAGATAATTGTTATGATGGTCATGATGGTCAAGGTTACAGATATGGGTGTAATGATGTTATTATGGATAAACATTGTCAAAATACTTGTAGATTATTCAAATCTAAAAAATCACAAAATACTATGGATGCAGAGATGATGGAAAAAGAAATGATAGATTTCTATAAACGTGATCTTAATCCTATTAATTTCAAAGAAGCTTACAATTGCGACTTCCCTATATATCCAGGTGAAGTTGTTATCTTACAGGCTCCTCCTGCTTCTATGAAAACTATGTTTCTACAAAATATGATGGTTGCTTTTAAAAGACCTACATACTTTATAGAAATGGAAATGTCACCAAGACAGATATGGTCTAGGTTTGCTATGATAGAAACTGGTATGTCAGAAGAAGAACTTGCTGAACATTACAGAAAATACAACAATGGTATAAGTCAAAAGTTTAATTGGTTGACTGTAGACTTCGGTTCTTTATATACACATGAATTAGAAAAAAGAATCGCTACCTTACCTGTTAAACCAGAGATAGTTGTTGTTGACCATATGGGCTTATTTAGAAGCAAAAAACATGATCACAATATGAAAGTAGAAGAAGCAAGTCAAGCATTGATGGAGCTTGCAGTAAAACATAATGTTATTGTATTTACTGTTAGTGAGATTAGTAAGCAAGCTATGGTAGAAGGCATGAATATAGCTTCATCTAGAGGTTCGTTTAGAGTTGCTTACAATGCAAATAAAATACTTTCACTTAAACCATTTAAAGATGCAGAAGGTAATATACAAATGCTGCAGTTGGTAAGTGATAAAAACAGAGAACGTGAACATCTTAATATTAAATTAGGATTTGACAATCTAAGGATGGTACCATATGAGAGCTAGTGAGTATATGCATTTTTTAAACAGGACAGATATTGGTTTAGGTAGAAATCCTGGTGAACGTGACTATACTCACTTCACACCTAGAATGATACACAAAAGACAAAGATATGAATATCAATTGAACTTAAGAAAAATAAATAAGGAGAAGAAATAATGTATTACAATACCAATAAAGAGTCAGGAGCTGTATTAAAAAACAGTTTTGATAGTACTAAAAAACAAGAAGATTTAGTTTTAGCTGTATTTCAAACATATCCAAAAGAAAACCTTAGCCCTGATGATGTTCAAGGATTTCTTGTAGATAATATACAAGCAGCATTTCCTATAACAAGTATAAGAAGATCTATAACTAATCTTACAAGTAATAACAAATTAGAGAAAACTAATAAAATGAAACAAGGTGTATGGGGTAAACAAACTCATACTTGGAAACTAAAATAGGAGAAGATATGTTAGATGAATTAATTAAAATAAGAAAATATATTGATGAAGTTATTGAAACATATAAAGATCTACATCCAGATGAAGAAGAAAACCAGAAACAACAGGCTTTAAAAAAGTTAAGGGAGGGGATTTATGAAAGCACGTTCCGCAAAAAACAAAGGCAGAAAACTGCAGAATCTAGTGAGGGACCGCCTTCGCTCTGTGTATACGGAGATTCTTGAGACGAATGATATTGAGTCCCAAGTTATGGGTATGAGTGGAGAAGATATTGTATTATCACCAGCAGCTAAGAAAGTAATACCTTATAGCTTTGAGTGTAAAAATCAAGAAAGACTTAACTTATGGAGTTCTTTAGAACAAGCAGAAGGAAATTCACAGGATAGGAATCCCTGTTTAATATTTAAACGTAATAGATCAAAAATTTATGTAACTATAGAATTTGATCATTTTATAGATATACTAGAAAGGGAAGTTAATGCTATACGGAAATGAGTTAGTAGGTTTATATGTAGACAAAACAGAAGGTTACTATTACAGTCTAAGATTGTTTATGTTTTGTTTAACATTGTCTGGAAACAATATATCTGGGCATGGTATTGGATTACAAGTATTTAATATTAATTTTAATATGTATATAAAGTTAGAATGGTAGTCCAACGGGGTGGAGATTTTTTCCTTTTCTGTTCTCCACCCTATTTCCTATCTAAGTCTCTCATTAATTGATCTAATTTATAACTACCTGTATCGTATCTTTTATTTTTCTTTTTATTTTTTAAAAAGTAATCCCCATAACCTTTTACTTTTCTTCGTTTAAAAAATGGTATACCAGGTAAATTTAATCCAAGTAATTCTTTATCATCACCTATCCAATTTTTAGTATTTTTAATCCAAGGTGCAGGATAAGCTGCAAAAGTATGTCTAACTAAATCCATGCCTCTATTACCACGAACAGATGGTATTGCTTTATTAGCCATAAATCCAGCAAAAGTTCCTAATCTATTCCAAAAAGCTCTATCTCTTGCTGCTCCATCTTCACTTTCAAGCAATCTATCGTATCCAAAAAACATTCTAGATAGTTCACTATCAGGAATATCCATCATATTTGATGCTTGTAAACCAAATATAATATCATCTACAATAGGACCAGTATAATCTCCGATAATACCATAATATCCTTTAGCATTATCTTTTAACGATCCATCAGGATTAAGTTCATCATCGTCTGGTCCAGCAATATTTCTATAAAGATTTTTTACTTTTTCAATAGTATCGTTTTCAAATATTCTAAATAAATCAGCATTTAATAAAACAGATATACCTGCTATAAATCCAGTCAATGCTGCATTATTTACAGCATATTTTATTTCAGGTGAATCCCATTGTTTTGCTGCAACTGAATGACCTATTCCTTCTACCATTTTATATTGCATATCAGCAAAAAACATAGGATAATGTAATAAAGCAGTAGCCATAGATGTGCCACTAGTCAAACCTACTTCTATTTTGTTTTTAATTTTACCATCTATAGTTACTTTACCAGGAGATCCAGTTAAAAGTCTTGATTTAGAATGTAATGCATATTCACCAGCCATTTGATTTACAGCAAATAAAGCTGTATTAGCAGCATCTTTAACCATTTTATTAGACATAGGCTTTTTCATATTTATAGAATTACCATTATGTTTACTCCAATATTCTGGATGTGACCTATATATTTCCATAGCTTGTACAAAAGCTTGTTTAAACATAAAGTTTCTAGTTATATTTTCACCTTTTTGATGAAAGTATAATAATCTATTAGGAATATTTTGAAAAAATTTAGATACAGGATTACTTAACATAAACTCGTTAACAGAAACATATCCATTTTTAGATCTTTTATTTATAACTTCAATCTGTCCTGATTCTAAGTTGTATTTAAAATCTAAAAGCTCTGTTCCTTCTTTAGTTAAAACACCTTCAGCAGCAAGTTCTTGACCAATATTTAAATCATCTCCAAATTTAAATCCTTGTATTCTTGACACAGCATCAGTTAATGCTTGGTAAGTAATTGCTCCATCAGTATCATGTTTTAAAGTACCATTTTTATAAATATTATTATGTTTTTTGATATTAAATAATCCTATTTTAGATAAAAAGAAACCTGCAGAAGCTACGTTTCTAACAGCACCAGTTAATCCAAACCCCATAGCTTTAAGAGTTTGAAATATATTTATTGATCTAACAGTTTTATTAAGCCATTCAGGTCTATTCTGCAATCCTTTAGTAGATATAACAAACTGGTCATCAACAAAATCTGTAAGACCTTTTAAATATTCTATATTAATTTTAGGATCTTTTAAAGCTTTAGTAACTCTCATATATTCTTTTGCTATTGAATTTAATTTATTAAACTGTATAGCTTGAGCTCCATATTGTTCTAATATATAAAATGGATTTTGAGATGTTCTTCTTTCTAAAAGTTCATTTTTTGATTTTACATTAGCTGGCATATCAGATTTTAACATATTTTGTAAATTTTCTGATAAATCTTCTGTTTTTCTTTTTATACCTTCAAAGGATGATTCATTCATAGTTTCATTAAATTTAGCTTTTAATTTCATAACATCATCTAATAATATTTGTGGAAAATAACCACCTTCTTTTATACCAATTTTAATTCTATTTATAGCATCTTCTACGTTTTTATCAAGAGATCTAAGTATTCTATCTCTAGCCATGACAGATGCTTTAGTATCATTGTATTCACTATTAGTATTTTTAAGCCACAACCCTTCTCTTAAGAATCTTAGTGCCTGTATATTCACTTCACCCATTTTATTTAAATATTGTCTACCTTTATCAACTGCATCTACAATATGTCTATTATAAGCTGTACCATATCTATTTTGATCTTCTTCTATTTTTCTTCCATATTTTTGGCCTCTAATACCTTCTTTTATAGCTTTTTTGTATTCAGCTGGAGTTAAACTTATAAGTGTATTAAAATCTCTTATAAAACCTCCTTTATCGCTTCTTACTATTTTTTCAATTTTTTGTTGAGTCTTAAAGATAAATGATGGATCTTCAGAATATTTTACTTCATTTTCATATTTTTGTATTTTTTTAAGAACAGGTAATTTATTAAAAAACCCAGAGTTCATACCTAATTCTATATAACCTTTTCTAATACTTTTTAAAATTTCTTTCATAAATATAGCTTGTTCTGCTATTTTGTTTCTTTCATAACTTTTAGCCTGATCTAAGTTATTTTGAAATCTTTTAGTAGCAGGAGTTTTTCTCATTGCAGCGTTAGGTATTCTAAAAATTGAACCTAATTTAGTTAAAGGTTTATTTAATTGTCTATCATGTTGCTTAACTGTATTTTGAAATCTTTTTACTTGACTATCTTTTAAAATAAAAGCATCATCTAATCTTAATGATTCATCTTGCATTTTTAATATTTCTTGCATTTCTCTTACAGCTGAATTATTATCATTAATATCCTCTACTTTACCATACATACTAGTAAGCATCTCAGAGCTATTATAAGCTTTAATCATTTTTTCAATACGAACTTTATTGTCTAACACTTCTTGTGTAACTGTTATATTATTGCAAGCTGTCATTATTTACACCCACTATTATTTTCTTTTCTTTTACTTCTAAAATATCTAATCTTTTTACCTTTTGTTGTAGCTTTAGAATATACACCATCAGAATAATTTCTACTATTATAAACATTAGCAAATGCTGGATCAAAATATCCATAATCTGCAAACAATGATTTTGAAAAATCTAAATCTGAATCTCTAAATAAATCATCCACATTATCAGATGAAGCTTTAAAGTAAACATCTGTTAAATGATGTAGATAAGCGTCTTCATGAGATAATCCATTCATAATATCAGCTTGTCTTCTTTGTTCGCCTATTATATATTCTAATTTTTCTGGCATATTATTAGGCTTTAATACATTATTATCACTTAAAAATTTATACACAGCAGATTGAAGTCTAGGGCTAGAATAAACATAAGGTAAATCAGTCATAGGACCTTTTACAAAAGACCCACTTAATGGTCTAGGATTTAATAGCAATAATGCTAAATCAATTGTAGGATCATTTTCACCTAATCTTAAATTACCATCTTTATCAAATGAATTATATTTTTTAAACAGTTCTGTAATAACTATTTGATCATTAAGACCAGAGTAAGCATAAGCATCCGATTTTTCTTGTATATTTTCTTTGCTATGTTTTCTAGCAAATTGATAATTATCATTAATTTTATCCATGACATTTGCAACATCATCATAAAGCCTATCTATCTGTCTATCTGTTTTTACAATATTATCTATATTTTTAACATTATCTATTGCTAACCATAAAGCTTGATTTTGAACAACTTCATTAGGACCTAAAAACTTTTCTATTAATGGTTTAGTAAGCTCAATATATGTTCTATTAGATCTCATTTTGTAAGAATCACTAGCTTTAGGATTAAAGTTACCATGATAAGTTAATTGTGAAAAATCTTGATTCATAATATCAGCTACATCTATTCTGCCTGAAAAACTATAAACATTAACTGGTTGTCTTACTTTCTTTACAAAATTATTAATATTATTTTTATATACTCTTACTGTACCTTTTTTATCATTTAACAAGTTTTTCATTGCAAGTTTATCTAATATTTGCAATGCACTTTCTACATCTCTTAATCTAGATGATAATATATCATAATCATATTCATTTACTTTGTATTGAGAACCATCCATTTTACCTATTTCAACAGATAGACTTGATGCTTCTTTTGTAAGTAAATGATAAACAGCAGATCTCATATTTACATTTTGAAAACTAAACTTATTATTAGTTTCTTTTGCATCTAAAACAGCAAAATCTAAAACATCAGGTGCCTCTTGATCAGAAAACAAAGTTTTAACAGGATCTGAATTAGGATAGAATGTTTTGTATATAGCTATACTATTCATAAAGTTAGTTTTTCTTGCTCTTACAGTTGCTAAATCAATCTTAAATTGTTTAGAATTTAATTGACCATAAAAATCTACATCTTTTAATAATTCTTTTTCTCTAATTTTTTGTAAAGCATACCCTTCATCTGCTAATGTTAATGCTTTTATTGGGTTATCATAACCTGATTTAGTTATATTACCTGCATTTTTAAGAGTAATAAGTTTGTTTATAACTCTAGGAGGTCTTCCAGAAAAGTAATCCTGTATTTTTGATGCATCTAATATCGGTTCTGCAGTTCTGCCTTCAGTATAAAATGTTTTAATAATTTCTTGCATCATATCTGGTTTATTAGAAAATCTTTTAATAAGTTCATCAGCAACATATTGATTTGGATTTCTTAACATATCAAGTAAATTATCATATATTTCACCTAAATAATAGTCTGTTGGAGTAAATTGACCACCTTCATTAAATGGATCGTTAAAAACAGACTTAGCTTTATTTAGTGTACCTAGCATTATATTAGCTATTTCTTGATTTAATAATCCAGAATTAATAGTATTAGGGTCGTCAGTCTTAAATTTTTTATATGCACCTTCTATAGAGCCTGGTATTTCAATTCCTAATTTAGATAATTTTTCTTTTATTTGTGGATTAACATCACCAAATATAGTAGCTCTTCTTAACACATTTGTAAGATCAGTTTGAAAATGTTTGTCAACTGCATTTTGATTTATATCTGCTTGAGCTCTTGCAGATAAAGATTCAAAACTTTCTAACCCTTTTTTAATCATATCAATATCTGATACATTTACAAACTTAGCTTTAGAATTATCTTTAAAATTAAATTCAATACCTATATTACTAGCCCAATTCAAAGTATTTTTTAATGAAATTGTTTCACCAATAGCATATTCGTTTCTATTGATTTGATTTTTTAATGTACTAAATCCTATGTCTTGTGGTATTTTACCAAATTTTCCATCTTGATTCATACCAAATATATTATTATTAAAAGCATATCTTGGAAGCTGTCTATAATCTTCTATAGTACCTAATTTTTTAATAGATTCATTTATAAATCTAGATGGCATACCTAAATAATGAAACCCATGATCTCCATCAAAATCTCTTTGATGCATAACTCTTAAATCATAATTGTTAATAATAGTATGATTACCCATATCTTCAGTCAAAAATGAACGTATTCTATTAAAACCAACATCAAGGCTTTTCTTTGGTATAGCGATTGATACAACACCTAAATTAATTTTATATTTATTTTTTAAATTATCTAATGATTTGCTCACAACATTTTCAATAACAGGGAATCCTTGGTTATCTTTAACTATTCTGTTATGACTGTTTTGTGTTATAAGATTATGTATGCCTTCAAAAGTAGCAACAGTTTTATTTATACGCGTACTTGTCAATGTTTCTTCAACGTATTTTCTTAATTCTTGTAAATCTTTCATTAAAGCTTTATCAGATCTTATACTATTAATTTTTAAATTGTTACCATCAAATGTAGTTCTGTATGTTTTATCATTAACTACATCAAACATAGCATCAGTAACATCTATATCATTTTTAACAAATCTTATTCTTACATCTCTTCCTTCGTGTTGTATAATAAAATCTAAATCTTCTATACTTGAAACATTTCTTTTTCCTAAATGTTTTGGTAAAGATACATCACCGAAATTAGTTGCTATTCTAGAATTAACAACAGATTCAGTTTCAGTTATATCTTTTGAAAAGTTTTCAAGTTCAGCAAATATAGTTGGATTGTGATCGTTAAATAAATCAGGAATTAAATATGTATCAGCACCTTTTGATGTCATATTTCTTCTAACACTATCAAATATCTTGCCTCTAAATAAAGTTTTTAATTGATTCTTAATAGCAGTATTGTTAGTAGACATACCAGCATTTAAAAGTTCTTGAGCAAATCCATAACTACCATCACTAAAATCATAACCTGTATCATCTTCCATCTCTCTCATCATTGTTAATATTAACTGAGGGTCATCTAATTTATCAAAATCTATTTTTCTAGCTACTAATTCATCAATAGTTTTATCTAAGCCTTTATATTTTCTTATATCTTTAACAATATCAGCAGCAAGAAAATCATTTAAAGAATTAGAAACCATAACTTTGTCACCCTGTTTAGCCATATGTCCTAATCCTATAGAAGAAAAAGGTATTTCTATTATTCCGTCTCTATTTCCTGAGCTTCTTGTAAGTAAATTATCTACAAAACTTAAACCAGGATTTAATTTAAATGCAGACAATGGTTTTTCGTTTGCATCTAATCCATAAAATGCTTTAGCTGCACTTTCACCAACAATCATATCAACATCGTCTAAGTTTGGTATTTTTGATATAGCATCATTATAATGAAAATAACCTTTTATAACTAATCCTTGTGCACTTTCAGTCATAAATCCATCTGCAAATGCAGTATTAGCTTTAATACCATTACCATTTTCGTTACCAAATGTAGATCCTAAAACTTTTCTTAAATCATTATTTACAATAGTAACAGCCCCATCTATTACAGAACTATGTAAGCTTTCAATTTTTTTACCATCCATAATTTTTGCTTTAAATTTATCTGCATATGGACTATCTGATTGATCTAATTTAGCTACAACAGCATCTCTATTAGACATTAAATCTGTTTTAGTAAATACACCAGAATTAAAATCTTTTTCCCAAGCTTGATCTGATACAACTAAAACTTTCAGTTTTTTATTTTTAAAGGTATTAAACAGATTTTTTGTTTCTTGACTAACACCATTATATCTTGTAATTAAATCTAAATAATTATCATTTATATAATCATAGTTTTTATTTATAGTTTGATTAGTAACTTTAAGAAGCTTTTGAGCCATTTCATCAAATAAAGCATCTCTGTTGTTTGATTTATAGACATCATCAGTAAAGAAATTATCAAACTTATTAGCTAAACTAATATCTAAATTCATTTGCAACATTTTAATAGCAACGTCAGCAGAAGAATTACCTATATCTTGAGTAGCGTAATCAAAATTCATTTGTAATCTTTTGTCTTTTAATTCTAATTGTATTAATTTATTTTCTCTCCATCGAGCATAAAAATCATTTACTCTATCTATATTTTCTTTTGTTAAAGGAACTGCAATGGGAGCGCCATTAGTCATATCAAGTACAGTAAATAATCTTTCTGATTGTTGATTTTTTATAGCATCAGTGATAACATCTTCAATATCTAATGTTTCTGAAGTAAATATCTTTTCTGCTAGTGTAGGATCAACATGAACTCTTTCAGCTAACATATTTTCTAAATCTCTTTTGGTAAAATTAGCAGCATTAATTGTTGTTTTTCTACTATTGTTCTCTGCCATCTGATTTATTTGAATTACATCTAATCCTATCATTTTCATTAAAGGTGAATTAATGCCAGCTAATGTTCTTCTTCCAGGCACATTATCTTCAACAACTATACTATTATCTTTAACTGTAAATGTTGTTATAGGTTCATCAAGAGAACTTACGTATCTAACTAAATTTGGTAACTGTAATGCAAAGTCTTCAAGGTCTTTACGTAAATTTACCGCGTCATTGCCGTTTTTAGACAATAATTTGTTTTGAACATATGCTTCTAAGGCTAAAACCTTTTGTTGCCTAATATCATCTATTATAGCAGTTTTTTCATTTTCAGGCAAATCATCTCTTTTAAATTCATTTTGTTTTTCAACACTATATTTTGAATTTATATATGTTTGTATATCTCCATCAGGTATTTCAACTAATGTGTTTACAATAAGCTCAACAGCTTCTTGATCAATTTTATTAGGATTATTAATATCAGTTAAGTTAAACTTTTTAATAAGCTTCATTGGACTATTATTATCATTATGAGAAGCATTTTTATTAACTAATTCTTTTACATTTCTAATACTTTCTGTTAAATCATTATTATACTTTGTTATGTTAACCTTACTCATAGATTGTATATTTATATTGTCTATTATTCTGTTTAAATCATATGAGCTTCTAGTTTTTTTGTAATCATTAATAAGTTCAGTCAAAGAAAATTTATTGTATTCAGTAACACCCATTACTCTTGCTAGTTCTTTTTGCAGTGTATCAGCCTTACGTAAGAACATACCTCTTGTAGAAAAATCATTACCTAAACTCATAATTGAGGAAATTAATTTTCTAGTTCTCAAATCTTGATAAGTATCAAACTTTACAATATTTTCAATAATGTCACCAATATCTTGAATAACAGGACTAGCATCAACTGACATAAATTGATTCTTTTTATAAGCATCTCTAACTATATCTAATGATATTTGTAATTCAGAAATTTGTTTTTCTAATCCATTTAATCCATTATGACCAGCAACTTTAGTTCTTAATCTATTTAAAAATACTTCAACAGAATTATTAAATTCATTTAATATATCAGAGTTTTTTGTAATACCTTGATCTGCTAATCTTCCAGCACTTTCCATAAAAGTATTTACTATATCTATTATACCACCGCCAATATCTCTAACATCTTTATATTTCTGATCATTAACAATAGTTTCTCTAATATTAGAAAGGCTATCCATAATTTTATTAAAGTTACCTATATTGGTCATTTCATACAAAAAGTCAATATTTTTAATATCTGATAAAGCTATATTATCTGCTGGTATTTCTCCACTTGGTTTTATTGCTGGATGTTTAGATATTTTATTAAATACTTTTGTATACTTTTGTATAGACTTATCTACTTCTCCACCAGGCCCTTGTGAATAACCCTTTTCTATTAAATGTAATCTAAGAGCATCTGGTGTAATTAAACTTTTATCTTTTAAATCAAAAACACCTGCATCTTTAGCAGCAGTTACAATAGCTAAATCTTCTTCAGTAAACTTTTCAGATTGTAATGTTCTTTTTAATACGTAATCAGCTAAGTTTGTATTAAAGTCTAATCCTTCAAATAAATTTTTTGGTATTATATAATTTAACTTTGAATATTCTTTTATTAAAAGATCAGCTTCACTTTCTGTTATTTTATTTTTATACTCTGGTGACGCTTTTTTCTCAAGGTTTCCAGCACTCATAAAATCAAATAAAGTATTTATCTTTGTTTGCAATTCTGCTAAATCATTTTCTTTTCTTAAAAGTTTATCACCTTCTAAATTGCTAAACTTAACTTCATCACTTGGTATAACTTCAGGAGCATTCTTAATCATAGTACCAGTATCATCACCTTGACCTGATTGTTTTGTATATCTAGAATTAATAGTAAACATTTTATGAGCTAATTCAACAAAGTTTTGTTCTAGAGCAGTTAATCCCTCTTCTCCACCTTTTGAATTTGCTAATTTATAAGCCATATCCATATTTTCATACATTTTGCCTGCAACAGTAGCTTGTAAATAAGGATTGTTTACTGTACCAAAAAAGTTATCTATTCTAAGAGCAGAGTTATTGCCATGTATATTCTTTACTATTTGACTTATTGTTGTTTCAGCAATATCATCAATTGTTTTAGCTACATCTACTTTAGATTCATCACCTTTTATAACAATCTTTTTATTATTGCCTGAACCTATTTCTTGGAAAATTATTGATTTATCTCCAATTTTAGAAGTAGCATAACCTAAATCACTAAACATTTCTAAAAGTTTGTAAAATTTATTTATACTATGATTATAATTACCATCTACTGTAAAATCAATATTGCCAGGTAAGTTTACAATGTCATAATGTATTTTACCATCTTTTGCAACATTAATATTCAAGTTTGGAATTTTGTCTTGAATAATTTGAATCATTCTAAAATAATAATTTTTATTAGATTCTCCTAGCTCTCTCATTGTATTATTTAATAAATCACCTATAGGTATTTCAGTTAACTTAGTATCACCTATTCTTAAATTAGATAATTCATTATATATTTGCTCAATACGAGCAACAGGTAAATCTCTTGCATTAATATCTTGTACTTTATACGGGTTTGCAACTTCTGCTCTATGCATTTGATTTGCTAAATTAACAGCTTCACTTACTTTTTGAACAACAGTATGATCTAAGCTTTCAAATGTTCTATTATCATCTTTTACAGTAGAATTTAAAATAATATCATTTGGTTTTATAATATCATATATAGCATTTCCTATTGGAGTTTGCCTTGTTGTTAAATTCATTAAATCACCTATTCTTCTATTTGATGAATACACATCAATAAAAGATTCTAAATTCTTAGAGTCTAAATTTAAATAACTAAATGCTTCTTGATAGTTTTGAAAATCTTTTGCCCATTGCGAAGGTTCTGTATCTCTATCCCACAAACCTCTACTTTTAGTCATAAATGCACCAATCATCATATGTTGTGCTAACTCTGGATAAGTCAAGTCTTCAAATTTATTATTAACCCATAAATCTATATTCATAACCATAGATCCTGCTAACATTCTTGGACCAGAACCAATTAAATCTTTAATATACTCTTTACCAAACTGACCAAATTTATTAACTGTAAATAACTTATATTGCTCTAAAAGATCAATAACATCATCAATTGGCATAGAATCTGCTTGTTGCAATATTTCATTAGGAGAGTATGTTTTACCTGCATTTTTACCTGTTCTAATTTTCCAATTTTGACCTTGAAATCTTGAAACATTTATTATATTATTATCAGCACCTCTTGTCATTAAATGCAGTAATCCTCTAACATTTTTTTCACCATTAGGTTTACCAGCCATTTTAGCATAATTAAATCTATCTAAACCTTTTCTTAATGCTGCTTTATTTTTCATTATTTCAAAACCTTGCGACAATTGAGTAGCACCTTTGCTACCTAATCCAGGTATATTACCAAAAAATCTAACACCAGGGAATAGAGCTGCTTGAACAGCATTTATACCAAATTGTTCTGCAATAGCATTTCCACTTATTTTATCGCCATAAAGAGCATTACCTACACTTGTTGTAATTAATTGATGACCAGCAAATACAGCTACATCTTGAGCAGCCATACCCATATATTTAGCTGGCAATCCTTTTAAAAATGGTGCACTTCTTGCTAAGCCTTGTTCTACCCAATCTTCAAAATTGTTTACATGTCTTCCTGGTTTTCTTAATTCTTTAGCTAAATTATTTGCTATATTTCTAGATATATTAGGATCAATAGTTCTACCAGCATTTTTAAATGAAGCTCTAAGACCTGCATCCATATTGTTAATCATCATTCTCTCTACAGTTTCCATCTGTTTATCACTAAAACCATATCTATTTAATGTTTGAGCTACAGTTGGATTTTTAAATAATTCTTTTTGTATAGTTTTTTCTAAAAATGCTTTGTCTGTTTTACCAATATGTTTTGCTACATTATCTGCTTTAATTCCTTTAATTATATTTTGACTACTTTTAGCAGCAAATCTACCTGTAGCTTTATTTATACCTTTACCTAAAAGAGCAAAAGGTCCTTTAGGGCTTATATAAGATAATGCAGACCCAAATCCTCTACCCATACGTTGAGCAAGATTCATTTTATTATAATCACGTTTCCCAAGTCTAACAGCACCAAAAGTATATCCTTCTGCTGCACCACCAAAAGCAGAACCTAAAAAGTCTCCAACATTACCAGTTTTATAATAATCTACACTTCTTTCATTATAACCAGATATATCGTCATCAATTAATGATGAAAAACCAATTTGTGAATGTGAATCATAACCATGAAGTATTTTGGCGTCTTGTATATAATCTTGAAAAGTATTACTCATTTCTCTCTTTCGCTAATTTAACTTGAACATCTAAAATCTTTTTTGCATTAGATATATTATCTAAAGTTTCTTTTGCCTCACTCATCATATTAATATATTCAGGTAAATTCTTTTGAACACTAACTACATTTTCTGGGGATAAATTAGGTAAATTATTATTAATAGAATTAGTTAAATCTTTCAACTGTTTATCACTAGGTATATAATTATCATAATTTTGTATTTCTTCTGTTTTCATATTTAAATCTATTAAATCTTCAATTTGTGGTTCATATATATCATCAGGACTTAAAGAAACTCCTTTTTTACCAGAAAGTCGCCTGCTTATCATAGAAGATCCTATTTTAGATAATACGTATTCAGGAGCTTTTGACGTAGTAAAATAAGTTTTAGGAACACCTGCAACTGCCCTACCAAGCTGAGATTGCACTGAGTAATCTCCCATTAAATCATCTGCTAAAGTACCAACATATTTATCTGCCCCTAAAAAATTTTCTCCTATTTTTAAATCATCAAACATATCATCTAGCTTAGCATCAGCTGTTAACAATAAACCATCATTACTAACTAACTTTTCTTTCTTAACATCAATATACTGTAAGAGATCAGCAGATCTTTCTATGGGGTCATCAATATTTGGCATTCTATCTGTAGCATTATAAAAATCTAAAATATCTTCATAGTCAAAAGGTTCTATATTATATTTTTTAGCCCCTATATCTATTTCAGCATCAATCATAGCTATAATATCTTCCCTATTATTGCTTTTTTGAAATGATGGTAATATACCTCTTTGAGGTGCTATACCATATTCTCTTTCTAACATAAGAGAAAATGCAGTAGAATATACTTCCATTTCTTGTTGTGATACAAATTCTTCATCTGATTTTCTCATCTCTCCAATCAATTGAGCTAAGTGACTAAATCCTTTGTAAAATTTTTGTGCATCTTCTTTAGTATTAGGATTGTCATTTAATTCATAAAACATTTGTAATGTTTGCATAATTAATCAACCTTACTTAATCAAAAACACTACCAAGACTTAAATTTGAATTAGTAGGCTCATTGTTATTTAAATTATTAGAAACAGCTTTTGCATTTGACAATTGATTTAATTGATCTTGTAATCTTGTTTTTTGTTCTTGTAACATTTGAATTTGAGAAAAGTTTTGAACAAAAGGTCTTGAACCTTCTTCAAATACTTCTTTTAAAGCTTTTCGTACTGTTTTATCTTGAACAGCATCCAAAGCACTAATGTAATCTCTATAAGATTTTGATGTGCCAACAACCTCAATAAATAAATCTTTAAATTCTCCTTCATCAATATCATTATTTTCTTCAAGATTATAGAATTTATAAACCTTATCAAGAGACTCAGCACCAAAATTATTTAATTTTAAACCACCAACAATTTTATCACTTGTAAAAGCTAATTCAAAGTTTTCATCATAGTATGTTTCTATTTCTTCATCTGTTAATTTTATTGCTTCATTTATATTAGAAAACGATTGATTTGATCTAATGCTTTGAGCAATTGTAGATTTATTTAAAGCATCTAATTTTGATTCAGTTTTTAATCTTGCAGCAGCTGCACTAAATAACTCATCAGCATTTGCAAAACCTTCTTCTTCTAATTGAGTTTTAAATGAAGAAACATCTTCATCATCAACATCAAAAGCAGCATCAATATCTTGTGGTAATGCAACACCAGTTTCTGGGAAATCTTGTAATAATTCTGATTCTAATAAATCTTCAGCTTGTTGTAAATTTAATATATTTTTTCTAAGAGCAGAACTTTGATTTTCTACTTGACCTATTGAGGTTTGTAGAAACTTTATCTCTGAATTTAATTGATCTAAATTGTAACTTGTTATATCTTTAAATATATCTAACCCACCTGGAGTTTTAAATTTATCATTTAAAGTATCAAATGCTGCTCTAGATTGTTCACTTTTATCAACAGCTTCATTTAAATCTTCAAGTTTTGAATTATATCTACTACGTAATTGATCAACTTGACTTAAAGCTAATTCATACTTTCTACCTTCTTCTGCTTCTTTTTTCTGAACTTCTCTTAATCGATTATTAATACGTTCTTTTTGAGACTGTAAAGCCATATTAGAAAGAAGATTATTTAAAGATTCTAATGCTTCTTTATACGCCATTATTATTCTCCTAAACCTAATTCTTCTGTAAGAGCAGCTTCAAATCCTCCTAAACCTGCTTGAGCAGTTTCATAAAAATCAAATACAGCTCCTCTATCTTGTTCTCTAAAACCTGCCATAGTAGATCCTAATTCGCCAAATCTTCTAGCTCTTTCTTCTTGTAGGCCACCAACTGTTTCAGAATAACTTTTTTGCAATTGCCCTAATGTATCTTCTAGTTGCCCACCAAAAGAACCTAAACGTCTTTGAGCTCTTTGACCACCTGCTAAATTAGTTTGATATTGTTGTGTTGTTTGGCCAATAGCAGTATCTGCTGCTTCAATATCAGCAACTTTACCTGCAATAATACTTCCTCTATCTTGTAAACCTTCTACTTGCGTTAAACCTCCACCAACACTAAGAGGTAATCCTCTTCTACCTTCTATTAAATCTAAAGTTGTTTGTGCTGCACGTTCACTACTTAATACTCCATCAGGATCATAGTTACCAAAAAATGCACTATATATATTATCTCTATTAGCCTCCATACCAAATTCATCTGCAAATTGATCTTTTATATCCTGTTCACTTCCTTGATATCCTAAATCTTCAAAAAAATCAATAAGCTCATCATTACTCAATTTTCCAAATTTTTTACGAGTAATACCTTCTTCACCTGCTAAAATATTACCTTCTGCAAGCAAATCATCCATGTATTCACTTCTAAATATTTCTGAACCTACTAACTCGTCTAATGTTGGAAAATCTTCTCCAAATTGATATAACCCTAATGTATCGCCACCACCTAATTGTGAAATAGTATCTGCTATATAATCAGACTGTAAATCACCTATATCAGCTAATGTAGCACCATATTGATAATCTTCTCCTTCAAAAAAACTAGCATAATCCATAAATATTACCTTTCTATATTCCGTATGTTGCTGACAGATCTATTGCTGGTATTGACATAGGTGAAGTTCCTATTCCTAATCTTTGTAAACTCATAATAGAAGAAGGGTCTTTAGGAGCTACATTAGAAAAGTTAGGGATAATTTGCTGGGCCAGATAAGAATCTGGATAAGCAGATGGATTTAATCTTTGCCCAAGATTACTCATCATAGATCCAGGTTGAGCCATTTTACCTAAATTACCTATGCTTTGCATTCCTCCTGCTAAACTACCTATCTGCATTCCTCTTTGTAATCCACCCATTAAAGCTGCGCTTCTTGCATCTTTTTCAGTATCACCATAAGCTTCTTTTATATCTTTACCAAATCCAATTGACCCAGCACCTGTCATTCTTCCTGCTTGTCTACTAAGGTTTTCAATATTTTCTATTTCATCTTTTGAAGCAACCATTTCACCAATAGCACTACCTGCCCCAGAAGAAATACCTGCTAACAATGGAGATGCAGCTACAGCTTTAAGTGCTGCCATACCACCTAAACCTCCAGTAAGCATAGTTGCTCCTACTGCACCTAATAAACCCAATCCAGTTCCAAGTAAATTACCTTTTGCAGCTTTTTCTTGTCTTTTCTTTTCTGCTTCTTGTAACTCTCTTGCTTTATCTCTCTGCATTTTTCTAGTTCTCATTGTACGAATATAACTTTGTATATCTTGGGCTTTGCCTCCTACTAATCTTGTTGCCATTACTTACCTTCCTCGTATGTATTATTTTTATATCTTCTAATATTTTTTTTAGGTTTTGCTGCAGCTCTTCTATCGTCTCTCATTTTTTTATATTCAGCCCCAAACCTTTCACCGCCATAATGTTCCATATCATCCATATCTTCTATAGATCGTTTATATCTCTTTATATCTTGTTTGTCAATTAATCTTTTTTGAGCAGCTACAGCATCTCTAACATCAAAATCACCAGCAGATAAATCTTCACGCATATTTTCTTGACTTAAAAAATATCTAGCCATTGCTTCTGCTTTTTTAGTTCTGTCTTTTCTTTGAGATTCTTTCATAGCTTTCATTTGATCTTGTTTTAAAAGATGAAGTGCTCCTGGACTTAAAAGTTCTTCTAATACAGAACCATCTTTAAAATCACCATATTGATCTGTTGGAGTATTCTTTTTAACAGAATCAATTTCAAATCTTAAATCTGCTTTTTTTCTAACCATTACTTACCTTCTACATAAGTGTTATTACTGTATACTCTTTTTTGTGTACGAGGCGCAACTGTTTTGGTTTTTTTCATACCTTTTTTTATTTTCTTTGCTCCACTTTGTAATAATGTTTGCATATCAGAAACTGTACGCGATGCTTTTTTAAAACCTTTTTTACCAGCTTCTTTAGCTGCTTTAGCACTTTGTTTTACACCTTTAACAGTAGGGCTAATAATTTTATCAGCAGTTGTTCCTTTTAAATTTGTTTTAGCTTTAGGTAAGCTACCTTTTTTTACAGTAGTTCTTTTTTTCTTTTTAGGTCTACCAACCTTAGATCCGTATGTTCCTTCACCGTATGGCATGTTATACTCCTTTTTTGTCTTTTTAATAATCTTTAATATAATATTAATTGCTGTATATAAACAATACTATATATTAAATAGTTTACTTTAAATTATACATAAAAATCAATAGTTAATTTATGAGCCATCATATAATACTGTTGTATGACAATTAAATGATGAACCATCTGTACCGCTTGTTCTTCTCATTGTAATAAACATAAAATCACTTGCTGTTAAACTTGTTGCATTAAAAGATGTTGTTTCTTTAAACATAAATCTTGTTGCAGTATCAAAATCAAAATCTATTTTTGCTAAATTATCTATAGCTACATTTGTTGTTGTAGCAAGTTGTGTATCAAGTGATAAACTTGATATACTTGCAATCCATACACCTATTTCTATATCACTATCTGCACTTGCACCTGATGATTCAACGTGTGTAATTACTTTTGTAATAGTGCCTGAATATGGTATTCTTCTTGCAAATCTTACTATTCTCCATATATCTGAAGCTTCTGTATCATTATAATCAGTAATACCTGTATTTATGCTGCTACTAACAGCAAAATCATCTATGTGTGTATTTGCATAAAACGTATTAGTTGAAGATAAATTAGCACTATTATAATGCCAATCCATATAATGTTTTGTTGCTCCACCACTACCACCTGCTAATGAACTACCATTTGTTATTTGTACATCATTACCTGCATCATTAGTAAAGTATAAATTATTAGGTGTATCGTTTTTAACCCATATTTGACCTTTACCTGCTGTATCTGTATTGGCTGATGCTTGTTCTGTAATTTTAATAGGTATTTCAGATCTTATTTCAGTATCTCTTATCTGTATAGTGTCAGTATCGTCTCTAGCAATATTAATAAAATTTCCATCTGAATATATATAATCATTATTTGCTGCTGAACCTAAATATAAATTTTGATCATTTGCTAAATTAATATTACCAGCAACAGTAAAATTTCCAGAATTATCTACATTAAATTTACTTGTACCACCAACTTGTTGATCAATAAGATAAACTTTATCCCAACCACCTACATTAGTTTCAGTTAAATTAGTTTTTATCATTCTATATTCTTGAGTTC